ATCTGTCTGGTCAAGCAGCAGGTCAAACTGCTCTTGGACTAGCAGACGTGTGGATTTCTGGGCACTTCCACAACTTTAAAACAATGGATATTGGTCAACGTCTTTGGGTGCAGTGCCCGACTACTGACCCAGGATCAGAGTGGTTCCGTGATCGTGCAGGTCTAGAGTCTAAACCTGGTCTATTAACAATGGTATTAGGTGGAGACTATGAGCCACGTGAGCACATAAGTGTTCTAGCTGTTAGTCCAGATCTTCTTCCAACTCGTTAACATCTATTCCTGATAATTCAAGTTCTTCATTTACTTCTTCAATAGCATCAAACTCTTCTTGCTTATCTGCAGTGAGTTTGAAATAAGCATTTACTGCATTTACGCTAGTCCTACTTCTCCATGTAAAGTCGCACAGGGTACAGCTCACTAGTCGTACTGTAGTCCAACGTCCTCCATCTGGATTGTCAGCAATCAACGGTCTTAAAAATTTTGTTTTAGCTCCGCAATAAAGACATTTAGGAAACCGGTCATATCTAGTTTCGGCTTTGTCTATGTTAACGGACAGGGTCCGTCTGATCTCGTACTCGTCTCTACCTCCCCAGATTCCCCATATTTCCATATTCTCTAAAGCTGATTTAATACATTCTTTTCGTACTGGACAAATGAAGCATAGATTTTTAGCTTTCATTTTATCCTCACCTTTATGGGAGAAAAAGTCTACATCTCTATTTACTGGTTTAGCACATTCGGCTTTTTCTTGCCAGTCAAATCCACTACTTGGTTCCCAAGTTGTCATATTATCTCCACCCAAGTAACGGCTTTGGGTTCAGCCACCTGATCTCCGTACTTGGTTATTCCATGCTCGTTGCATATAGTCGGGTAAATTTCTTCTTCTATTTCACCGGCATAGCCATATGAAATATAGCCTCTTTCTACAGCTTTATACCCATCTCCTAGGGATATGACTACTCCATCTCTTTGGAGTGCTGAAGCTAGTGCTCGTTTAATTAGATCTATATCTAGATCAACGTGGTCATACGTAAAAAAGATAATTGAAGAAGGTCTAGAGACAGCAAAGCCATCGCCAGACCATTCAAACCATAGGCATTCGCCTGTACGTTTATCTTTCATATATAATCAACTCCACGTATTAATTGTAGAGCCGTGCTATATAGAATGTACGGAGAGTTCCTGTTTACTTATAATTGTAAAAAACAGGTATTAAATTGAGTTTAGAGAGATCCCGCTCTTCACTTGGATGTGAGCCGTAACTTTAAACTTATCGACAGTCTCAGAGTTTTTAACTTTAAGCTCTATTGACAGTTTATCTTCTACCTCAGTAACGTCTATTTTTAAGAAGTCCGCAGCTTGATTCAGTGCTATTGCCTGGGACTCGTAGAAATCAGAGGACTCAAACTCTAGTTCAAATGATGTACGCATTACTGTACTCTTTTCAATAGGTGTTCTGGCTGGTAGTGGGCTGACTTGATTGGAGGATTCTCTAGATCGGTTAGATCTACAATAATGTCTCCAGATCTAATAGCTACAATAACTCCTGGGCGTCCGTTGTGAATCATTCCAAGATCGCCTGCGAATGCGTCATTCTTTACTCTAACGATGTCTCTTACTTTTAGAGCTCCTCGTTCTGCTTGAACGTAGACTTCATCTTTAGGAGGTGCTACCAGTGAATGCTCTAGAGCAAGATGCATGAATAGATTAGCTATTTGTTCCGCATCTTCACGTTTAAATTCTGGAAGCTCTTTCCAAGCATTTAATAAGTGAATTACAGCATTTCCATTACCGCTTCGGACATTTAAATTACCTAACTGGTAGTTTATCCATTCCATATTTACCTTCATGTTTATCCTTAATCTGTTAGTTTTAATGCTTTTTCAAGCATTTTTATCGATTGTTTTTTGTTTGGTATTTTAGCTATATAGCTTTCTCTTTGAGCTGTCGCTATTAAAGCTCTTTTTTCTTCAGACATAGAGTCTATAGTTGAAGCAAGTAAGTTCCATTCAGATCCAAGAGATCCGGACTCTTCCCACAGGGTTGCTATTGGCGTAAGACTGTTTATTGATTGAACGTATCTATACGACCACCAAGTGCCTTCATTTCTATGTGGTGATAATAGAATCCCCACCGATCTAGAAATTTGATATAGCACGTCTGTGTCTGTAGATCCTTTGTTTATCTTTGCTGGAGATATAGGAAGTTCTATAGTTTTTGAGATCTTTTTAGTCCAAGTAGAGTCTGGCTGATCAGCTGCCCATTTATCAATTTTGTCCGTTGATCTAATTGGATCTTTAATTAGATAAGAGTCTAGGTTAATATATACTATTGATTTTTTAGCTAGCTCTGGCAGGTTTAGCTCTTTATCTGAATAGCTTTGCTTCCAAGGTAGGACTGGGATTATTGTTGTTGGCCAGTCTTGGTCCAGCAAGTTGTCTATGGCTTTTAAAATATTTGATTTTAATTTGTCATCCGAAACTACAGATGAATAGCCTTTTTTATTTGAAAAAAATTCTTTAGTTAAAGTGCCTGGATTATTTCTTACAGACCTTAACGTAGTTGATATTTGGGATATGTTTGGGGCATCTATGAGCAAGCTAAGTTTTTCTGAATCCCAAAGGGAGTTAATTATGTTTAAGGCACCGTATATTCTATTTGCACTAAGGCTAGTGATCGGTGCAATGCCTACGACTACAGAGTCATAAGAGTCAAGTTCTTCTTTTGTTATGTCGATTTCAGGGTCTCCCCAAACCACGGTGTGGCCAGCTTCTTGCAACGCTAGGTTGATAGCTGAAGAGAAGCTTAAATTTTTTGTATTGGCATTTAAAGAAGACTGAGGAGCAGTCATACCAGTTAAAAATATTTTTGACATATAAACCTTTAATTAGTGGGGGGCACTAGTTTTACCTAATGCCCCCCGCAATTACTGCAGATTAGAACGGGGCCGCAGGTGGAGCCGGTGGAACTGCTACTCCAGCGGTGCTTGGAGCAGGTGGAGCAGGTGGAGCTGCAGGAGCTGCAGGAGCAGCTGTCTGAGCTGACACAGTTCCAGCAGCTTGCTGAACGTAGTAACGCTTTAGTTCGTTACGCTTGCTACCGTTCCAGGTGCGTGATCCAATCTGTGCACGGAACGTGCGGCCAATAAGCATTGACTCGATCTGTGCATTAGTTGGGTTGTTGTTCGTGAAGAACTCACGAGGGAGTCCAAGGGCAGCCATCTTTGAGAAGAAGATGCCTAGAGCGTTTGAACTCTCTGGACTGATCACCAAGTTGTCCCAAACACGACGTTTCGCGTGAGGACCAACCTGAACTTCAGTGGTGATCTTGAACATGGTTTTGCCACTCTGTGAAGTGGTTGCGGAAGCTTCGATGACCTTTAGGTCATAGTCGCCATCTGGAAGTGGTTCGTAATTTCCACCACTTGCAGATTCGCCAGCATCTTTGACTAGGTCGCCCCAGTTGAGAGTACTCATATGTATAACTCCTATAGTTATTGTTGAGGGTTTAATCGGCTAGGGATCTAAGCCGACTTCTTTTTCTCGGTCTGTGGACCGAAAATCATGTCGAGCATACGCTCAACGCCGAGGTCCTGCTGCTCTACAATAGAGCCCAGGCGGCCTTGAACACGCTCACCAGCGTCATACTTGTCCGTACGTTCCACGTACATACGGCGTGCCTTGTAAGGCAGCTGAGTAGGATCTGGGTTTGGAATATTTTCAATTGCAATCGCACCTAATACATCATAGAAGTACGGAGCTTGAACTGCAAGTTGACCCTGCAAGTAAGGCTTCATGTGACCGTTCTGGTCGGCACGTGCCATTGCAGTTAGGACTACAGCCTCAAGAGGTTGAGTAGGGTGCATTGTTAGGTCACGGAGATCGCGAAGTAGAGCACCCATGTGGCGAAGTAGTTCGCCCCACTGTTGCATCTTCATTTGCTCGGTACCTGCAATGTTGTCCATGCACTTAACCTGGAGCTCCGAGATGGAGTCGATGATCAAGGACTTGAACTGGTGCTTACCTGCCTGTAGCCACTGGAAAGCTTTTAGAACTACGTCGTAGTCACGTACAGTGACAACTACAGTATCCCAAGTGCCGTCAGCCACTGGTGGCTCCTCACGCATTGGGTCCCAATACTTAACGTTGATAGGGAGGAATCTGTGCCCACCCTCAACGTCTAGCATAAGGCGAGGATATGGTGCTGTGACTGCAAAAGTTGATTTACCAACCTTTGATTCGCCATAGACCATGATAGTTAGTGAACGCTGTACATTTGACATGCTTAGTCACTACCTTTCTTTTCGTCTTGTGATTTGTAATATCCGTATGGGTCGGAGACCTCATACATATCTTCAATAGCTGCTTCTGCTGATGAACCATCATCAATCATAGGGCAGATAGTGTAGAACTGGCACTTCCACTTGCAGTCCTTGGTAGGACGTGGGTAAGCGACAAAATTAGGATCCTGACCTGCGTCAAGAGCTTTCTTAACATTCATCAGATCTGCAACTGTACCATGGATACGTTGCCAGAAGGCGCGCATTGTAAATACGTTGTGTCGCACTTCAATCTGCTGGTAGAAAGGTGGCTTTGCATTGGCAGTACGCTTTACCTTTTTAAGCATGGTAAAGATACCGCCCTCGGAGCGTTCTTCCGGTGCTTTGTTTTGAGCGTGCTCTAGCATCATGTAAGTAAGAATCTGCTCATTCATCTGAGCTTGGTTTGCAAAGTCTGCAAAAGATCCACCAACAGTCTTAAAGTCGCGGAACATACGAACGCCGTCAATCTTACGACGAACACGCATGTCAAGCTTTCCCTGGAGAATAACTTCGCCATCAAACATCGGCATTTCAATAACTTCTTCGGTAGAGATCATCTCTAGCTCAGCGTCGATACCTTCGTCGTCCATCCACTGGAGGTAGCCCTCAAGCATGATGCGGCCAAGCTCGGCCTCTGACTCTAGGTCTGAGGTGTCACGGTATTCTGCAACTAAAGTTTCCATGTCCTTTTTTACAAGGGCAGCATGAGCTTCTAGAAGATCTACTTCACCGTTAGATGAATAGTACTGATCTAGTGCTTCGTGGATACGAGATCCTAAAGCAAGAGCACCGGTGTAGTCTCTCTTCTTTGGCATAAGACGACGGTAGTAGTTAAGCCACCACTTGCGTCTGCAATCTTTGAATACCTGAATCTCTGAGTTAGAGAGACGGTACGGTTGTACTTCTTGTGTAGTTTCGTCATTCATTTTTATAGCTTACCAGCCTTATCGTCTTTTAGCAACTGTAGTAGTTTGTCTTTGTCTCGAACAATCTGTTCAAAGTTATCAGCTTTAGTTTCAAGAACTTGGATGACACGCTCTTCGATTGTTCCCTCAGTAACGTAATCCATCACAACCACTGAATCGTGGATCTCTGAACCGATTCTGTGAATACGATCTAGAGCTTGTTTGTGATCAACTAGTGACCATGGTCTTTGTAGCATAACAAGTCTTCGAGCTGCTGTCAAGGTGACACCAACTCCACCTGCTTGTGCGGTGAATAGAATCCATTTTATACGTCCAGACTGGAAGTCGTCAATAGCTTTCTGACGTTCATCTTCATCCTGAGCACCGGTGATTAGACCGTGTGCAATTCCCTCTTTAGTCATTCTTGCACTCAGAAGTTCGATTAGCTGGCGGGACACGGCGCAGACTGCTACTGAGTCATCTCCGAAGTCGCCCTCTTTGATGTCATCCATAACAGCATCCACTTTACAGGATGGCTCTGCCAAAATTGTTTTAGGTTCGCCAGTAGATTCATCTGTAACAACTTCTGCAAAAGAGCTAGCAAACTGAGAAAGTCTTATCGCTTGAGTCAATACGCTAGGTGCAACTACTGCATCACCGTTTTCTACTTCAGCAATCATGTTGTCACGCATTTGCTCGTAAGCTTTCTTTTGCTTAGCTGACATTTCAACGTCACGGCGTTCAAACATCATCTCTGGTAGCCACGGTAGCACACGAGCCTTTAGCATACGACGCATACGAGGGTTAATAGTTGCGTGGAATTCATCTGCCATATGAGGCTTTACACCAAGAACCATCATCCCACCAAAAGCATTGATCATAGTATCTACCATGCGGTCAATCCACTTGGTCTTGCTAGGCCATTCTTCAGGTGAAATCCAGTGCAAAATAGCCCACATGTCAAGAACGTTGTTGGCAACAGGAGTACCTGTTAAAGCAAAGCGAATATCTGCATCGCCTGTAGCTGCCCATAAAGCTCGAGTCTGCTTAGACTTAGGCTCCTTTGAGCGGTGCATCTCGTCAGCAATAACAGCTTTGAAGTCAATCTGATTTAGATCACGCTTGTGTACTTCACAACGATTTTCTGAGACTCTGTCATCATGTCCGCCACAGGCAACGCATCTGGCAAGAGCCACTGATCCGTAGGGAGCTAAGCGAGAGTGAGTACGTAGAGACTCCCAGTTGATTACATATACATCTGCTGGTGTTTCAAACTGCTTGCGACGCTGTGCCGCAGATCCTTTAATAACCTGTATGGTTGGTCCACCCTCTGGCCACCACTTAGAAAACTCACGTTGCCAATTCTTCTTCAGAGTGTTTGGACAAACGATTAAAGCAGGGAAGACGGCTTCTCCTCGATCTTGCATAGTCTTTAAGGCACGGATAGCCTGAGCTGTTTTACCAAGGCCTGGCTCGTCAGCAAGCAATGCACGTCGTGCTGTAGTCAGAAACTTTACTCCAGCTCTCTGGTGAGGGAACAGGTCTGAGTCGCCTTCTCCCTCTAAAAGTTCTTCTAGATCTCTCAATGCATTAGACGGATCTACCCTGTTTGCACGCTCTTCAACGGCCCATTCCTGTAGACGTTCTCCAATAACTAGATCATTCTTAAAAGTAGAGCGAAGTGCAAGGCATGTAGCCCAAGAAGTCTGGACACGCCAAGTTGATGTCTTTGAGTCGTAGCTAGAACCTGGCACACTCTTGCAAAGTTCTTTGAATCGCCAATCAGCGAAGATGTTGATGTGAGATCCTGTCTCATTTAGCTCAACTGTTACGGGCATTAAGCTTTCTTTCTGTCGTTATGTAAATAGATACTATCAGATATTTTAAAACTTTATTTAAAAAAGTCAATAGTATCTCTGATTATTTTAGTAATTTTGTTGGAATCCAGCCACTTTTAGCTAATCTTAGCAAAGCGTGTCGGATTGAATCTAGGGCGTGTCCTTCTCCACCACGGTGCCAATAATCCAAGATTCTAATCTTTTCGTTATTAAACATAGCTTTGGCATCTGCTGGAGATTGAAAATAGATGTCGTCTGGAGCTCTGCCATGGTCTAGCATGACTTGCTTCAAGATTCCAATTTGTTCTAGAGAGTATGGAGCCTGAGAGTTTTTTACGGTTTGAGCATTAATAGTAAATCTTTCGCAAACTACTTCTAGCCTAGTTCCGGTGCCTCTGGCGTATAGAAAAGCTCTACGGATAGGATCTGCGTACTCGTGTTGCTGGTATTCCCCAGACCAAAGCATTTCAGGCTCCCCACCGTCCTCCCATTTAAATAAGCAAACGCCGCTAGCTTTGCCTGGATCTACTGAAAGTATTAGTCTTGTCATTATTTGTACTTTTCTCCCCAGTTGTTTAGTGGGCCATCTACGTCAGCAGTTAGGGGCACTGCCCAACCATCTCGGGTTGTCATGCATTCACGAACTAGCTGCTTGATTTCTTCAGCTTCGTTACGTGGTGCATTAAGAACAATTTCATCGTGTACTGGAACAATAAGATAGTCGGTTAGATCGGCTCTGTCAAGTTTGATCAGGTTAGCTTTAAAAACTTCAGCTGCTCCACCTTGGATCAAATAGTTAACCAAAGTATATACACGGTCTTCATCGCAAGGCAAGCGACGTCCGGTCCATGTGTGGACATATCCTTGACCCTCTTCACGAAGTCTGCGCATACCGATGTCTTCAATCTCTTTTTGGAACGAAATCATTCCGGGGAATCTATCGTCAAAAGCATTTGACACAGAACGCATTTGTTCTTCTGGAACTCCTGCGGTAAGAGCTTGCTTAGCTACACCTGCACCATAGAGGCGTCCGTAGACTACACCCTTGATTAGATTACGACGTTTGTCTGACTTAACCATTGAAGGATCTTGATAGATCTCGCGACCGATCTCGGTAAACGGATCAGAGCCAGTTGCGTCAGCAAGGTTGAATAGATTAATTAAGTTTGGATCTTTAGATAAAGATGCAAACATACGGAACTCAACCTGATCAAGGTCAGAGGTAATGATTACGTGGTCGTCGTCTTTAGGCAAGAATGCACGACGTACAGTGTCATCGCCCTTTGGCAGAGTTTGTAGAGCCGGAGCCGTAATAGACATACGTCCAGTTCTAGCACCCATTGTTTTTACAGATGGATGTACAAAGCCGTTTACGTTGTCATTAATAAAGTTTAGAAAATAAGTACTAGCAAGTTTGTCAGCTTTTCTTTGCTTAAGAACAATCTCGGATAGTTCTCTAACCTGAGGATTACCGTCAATAATTAATTTTTTAAGTTGATCTGCTGATGCAGACTTTTGCCCGGACGGAGTGAAATCTGTAATTTCTGCACCTAAGGTTTCGAGAAGTCTTACTAACTGTACGTTACTTGTGATTGAAGTTCCACCGTACATACCCTTAGCCCAGTCTTTTACAGACTCGGAGTAAGCAGTTAGTTCATCGTATTTTCTACGTGAGTAGTCAAGATCGATACGAGCACCGTTGAGCTCCATGCGGGTTACGATCTTACGTGCAGCCATTTCGAGCTCGTATGCCTGTGAGTAAGGTTGTCCAGGGCCGCATTTCTCCCAGAATTTTTCAAACAAACGCATGGTAAGCACAGTGTCGAGGGCACCATAAGACCAGTAGGGTTGAAAGTTAGTTGGCACTGTTCCCCAGGTCCAGCCGTTCTTATGAAGTTCTTCATCCAAGTGTGTCTGAAGTGCTGCTGCCTTTGAATCTACATATTGAGATGTAAGTTTCTTTAGAGCACCTGAACCCAGTGGATCGATTAGTTGAGCCATAATCATTGTGTCGTGTGATCTATGCCAAGGCATACTCCAACGAGATCTGATCTCAAACCATTTAGCTTCAAAGGCAATATTGTGGCAAACTATTTGACCGTCAAATCTATCCATTGCTTCATAGAAGACACCGCCCCACTCATTCCATGGGATAGCCCATCCAGTCATGCCATCGCCAACTTGAACTAATCTTAAATCTCCATGCCATGGTGATAATGCATCTGATCGTGGACGGCCTTCGCGTTCGCCTGTTTCAGTGTCAATAGCAATTGCATCGTGTGGGCGACGTTCTCCAAGCCAAGTAATAAATTTACCGGCAGACTCCACGCTATCGACTAGGTGAAGTTGTACATCGTTTAATCCGTTTGTCATTTTCGTCCTTGTATTTATTTTTAAAGTAGATCTAGTCCATCATCCGGATCTTCAAGATCCATTGGAGGAGACTCGGGAGAGTCTTCCATATCTTTATTTGGAAGCATAGCACCAAAGGCGACAGTCATACCTACTATATGGGTAGCTTCTTTTTCAGTAAAGCCTCCACGTTTCAGAGATTGATACATTTCGTGAAGCTCTATAGCAATTAAATCCATGTGGGATATGGATGGGATATCTACGTAATCAGTATTCATATCAGGTAGTGTATCTGATTTACGGAATAATTTCAAATTTGTAAATCTTGTCAATCCCTGTGTCGTTTTTGCCAGCATTTTCAAGAAGATTTTGAGCAACATAGGTTAAGTACTTCGATCCGTTTTCATCGTATTTATATAGTGCATCTAGGATAGCACTAGCTTCAGCACTAACTTGGGCCCAAAAGCGATCTTTTTCTGGAAAAACTAATTCAGCTTCTTCAGTTGGATTACACAACTCGCACGGAGTAGATGATTTAGCTAAAAGATTGTAGTCAATCTCATTTAAGCCATATCGTTTAACTAGCGAGCAAGCTGCTCCATGATAGATAAGTGATACACCTATCCTAGACAAGACGTAAGATCCGCTCTCTGTTCTATAGAGTGAGAATTCTATCCATCGATTGGATCCACGCTTGTACGAACTAGATTTTCCGAGCAGCTTGCCGTTAAACTGAAGCGTTCGAGCCCCATCTTTAACTTCAAAGGTGCTCATGGATTACTTCTTATCTTTAGGATCTTTTTCAGTGAGCTCTGCCAACTTCTTTTCTAGCTCTGAAACCTTAGATTTTTCAGCAGTTAGAAGGGCTTCAAGTTCTGCGTTCAGGTTCATAGAGCGAGTTAGCTGTTCACGGGTAATGTTTAGTACATTGCCGATTAGTTCGATCTGATTCTGTTCTGACATTTGTCTTCCTTAATTTGTAGTTTGTATTTGGTACTTATATTTTATAGTAGTACAAGATTGTTGATTATCGAGCTTGGACATCCTTAGATGCCTCGTCGTAAGTCTCGTATCTTGCCACTTCTGATTTTGTAATATTGTTAAATACTACATAATATTGTACATTGTCTTCTGTGATCGTAATGATTTTATACATAGTTTCCTTACTGTGGGATGTTATCTAGGATAGTGGTTTCTGCACCAGAAGCACCTGCTCGAACCACGAGTTTTAGTGTTCCAGCGTTAGTGCCATCTCTGAAGTAAAGAGCAGCAGAGTTAGCACCCGGACTTGAAAATTGTGCAGTCGCTCTACCCATAATCATTACTCCACCAGAGTTTGCTTGTGCAAGTTGAATTAGAGAGTTCAAGGTTGCCACGTTAGACGCCTTTAGGTTTCCACCCGAGTCCATTCTTGCCAGTATCGTTCCTGCCGAGTTTTGCCATTCCTGCAAGTTAGCAGTCTGAGACGCTGAACCCCTAATGACTTGACCAATAATTCCCTGATTCAAAGTTCTAATGCTTGCTGTTGCACTAAACCAGTCATTAGTTCCAGCAAAAATTGCTGATGTTGTTTTGAAGTCTCCAGCAGAGTTTACGCTTGCAAGGACTGTTCCACCTAAGTTTTGCCATTCCTGCAAGTTAGCAGTCTGACTTGCTGCACCACGCAAAAGCATAGGAACATTTGTAGGAGCAGTCGCATAGAACGCAGCTAGACCAGCACCCGATGAAATAGCAAAAGACAAAGTTCCAGCATTACGTCCAACCAAACCAAAAGTAGGGCTAATGCTTATGTTATTGTTTCCAGCCGAATCTTGCCATTGCTGTAAATCGGCAGATTGAGATGCAGCACCACGAATAACTTGACCTATTTGTGTTGATGATGCAGCCGCAACATTTAGAGCAGCAGAAAACTCTGTTGAAGTTCTAACTTTTAGATTTCCTGTATTACCGAAACCACCAAGAACAGTAGCAGCCGAGCTTTGTATTTGAAACAAGTCAACTGATTGACTCGCTGCACCTACAACTGTTAGGGGAACAATAGCAGCGTTGTTAGGTTGAACTCCTATACGACCATTAGAGCTAAGAATAGATGTAGCACCATTGGCTAATCCAAATAGTATGCTTCCAAAGTTGTTTACAGAAACTAAATCTACGTTGCTACTATTTTGTATTTCAAACAGGTCTGCACTTTGACCTGAAGCACCACGCAAAAGCATAGGTATTACAGCCGTTGCTGCATTATTTACAACATGACCACCAACAGTGAATGTGTTAGCAGTATCGGTCTTAGCCAAACCTAAATTTGAAAATGATTTATTTTTCCAGAGAGATGTTGAGTTCTCATATACAAGTAGATCGTTATTTGCTGGAAGATTTGTTAGTACATCGACATCATGAATTTCTTTGAGTTCAAAACCATTTTGAACCTTAACAAAGATCTCTCCATTATTTGTATTGGACCTAGTAACTATTCCAATAAAAACTAAGTGGGCAGGTGCATAAGGTTTATTTAAAAGTCCATAAATTAAATTGCCTGAGGTGCCTAACCAAACTGGATCGCCAGCGTTTGCGGATGCAGTGTTTAGACCAGAGAGAAGACCTTCTGTAACTACTTTTACTTTAGCATTTAATGCACCGCCAGTCTCAAGTAGTCCCATTGTTTTTGAGGAAGTTCCTTCAGAAGTGTTAGAAGCTTTGCTAACAATCATGTTTGTGCCGTCGGCAGATGAAACATAAACTGCCTGACCCTTGGCAATCGATTCGCCAAGTTTTACTTCGTGTTTTAGTTGAGAAGTCCAGTTAGCGTAGTTATCAATCCACTCAGTGTTGTAGTTTGTGCTATCTATCTTTGCTAATAGCTGACCTGCTGTACCACCTGATGCCACTCCTGGACCTGTGGCTCCAGTGGCTCCAGTAGCTCCAGTTGCACCGGTAGAACCTGTTGCTCCGGCTGGGCCTGTGCTTCCGGCTGGGCCTGTTGGTCCGGCTGGGCCGGTAGCTCCCTGACTTCCACCAGTTGCAACAATAACTTTATTAGACTGATCTTCAATGATTACTTTATTTTCATCAGAAGAATCGATGATTACTTTATTTGGGAGATCTTCATATATTGGAGACATTATTTAGTCACCTGAGCTTTTACTTTGAAGTTTCCTTCAACAATGGTGGTCTTCTGTCCTCCTCCAGAAATTAGCTCAAGATCATAGACATATAGTCCAACGTTGATCATTGACATGTTGGCTGCTGGAACAGTGAGAGTTATTGTCCCTGCTGCACCACCTAAAACGATATAAGTGTTGGTTGTGCTAAGTTCTAAAACTACAACATCTGAATCTGCTGAAGATCTGACTTGCATCTTTGCTGTATAGCCAGTAAGATTATGAGGAACTTTAGCATTAGTAGTCCAAGTTAGAACTCTAGACAGGGTGTCACCTTGTGTGACTGTAATGTTGTAGACATCGGAAGATCCGCAGCAGCTCATGGGAGTCCTTAAGATATAAGTTGTTCTATAATTTTACCTTATTTAGTCTGATACTATTAATCTAACGCCCCTTTAATTTTTGGAGATAGATACATATGTCTAATACAGATCTACTTGAAAGAACTGATATTTCTGATACAGATGATTCAGAGGATTTTGCACATTACGCAGAAGCTGCCAAGGTAACTGAGGGGTATGTTATGGGAACTACCGTAATAACCCTATGCGGAATAGAGTTTGTCCCGTTTAAAGACCCTTTAAAACTAAGGGTTTGCCCGATTTGCAAATCTATTTTTGATGCACTATATTTAAATCACTAGAAATACTCCCTATTCTTTTTATGGGGTATACTAGTAAAACATTAAATACTCCCCCCTAGAAGAAGGTATAACTACATATGTTCTCATTTAAACTAAATGAAGAGTTCGTAGCGGAGTACAAGCAAAAAGAATCCCCTTTCGGTTACAAAGATGCCGCTGGCAACTCTGTAGGCGAAATCACGTTCTTACGCACGTACTCACGCAAAAAAGAAGACGGAACTAAGGAAACTTGGGCCGAAGTGTGCGAGCGTGTTACCAACGGTACATACTCAATCCAAAAAGATCATGCAAAACAAAACCGCTTGCCATGGTCAGATGCTAAGGCTGCTGCCTCAGCTAAGGAGTTCTTTGACTCTTTGTTCAACCTAAAGTGGTCTCCTCCAGGTCGTGGACTCTGGGTTATGGGAACTAACATCGTAAACGTCCAGAAGAACTCAGCTGCTCTGCAGAACTGTGCTTTTGTGTCTACTTTGGAAATGACCAAGTCAAACCCAGGTAAGCCATTCGCATTCCTAATGGAAGCATCTATGCTTGGCGTTGGCGTCGGCTTTGATGACAAAGGTGCGGACAAGAACTTTGAGATCTACACCCCGGGTGCTACTCAGACTTATGTTATTCCGGACACTCGTGAGGGTTGGCAGGAGAGCACTGTAGCTCTAATCAACTCATACCTAAAGCCAGAACAAGCAAGCCTAGAGTTTGACTACAGTGAGATTCGTCCATACGGTGCACCTATTGCAACATTCGGTGGCACTGCATCTGGTCCAGATCCGCTTATCGCTCTTCACGA